ATGGCGTCATCTGAAGCTGATGTGTCAACCACCGAAAGCACGGAGGCGGACCTGCGTGGTGCGGGTCAGCGGGTGCCGCTTGAGACCTGGCAATGGATCCGCCGACGGGTCGAAGAAAGCGGTGTCCCCATCAATCAGATCGCACGTGAAACCGGCGTGCCGGCGTCGACCATCACCTCGCGCATTCGCCGGGAAGGGTGGCTGCGACGCGCTCGCCTGTCGGCGGAGTTGGCACAGGCGACGCCGGAAGAACGCAGCCGGTTGATCAGTCGTCTTTATAGCGCCTTTGAAAAACAGGTTGGCCGGATCGAGCAGCGGCTTCGGGAACTGGCGGAAGAAAAGAATGTGTCTCTGGCCGAGACGGATCACTTGTCACGCACACTGACCAGTCTGGCCAAAACACTGGATACGCTGATCACGCTGCAAGACGCTCACGGCCCGGCGCAGCAGGAGGAGGGAGGTGCTGATGACGACGTACGCAACCAGCTTGCGCGACGGCTTGAAGCGTTGTGCGCAGGTGGGCAAGACGGAGGTTTTTCTCAATAGCCTGACACGGCAACAGTTGAGGTTTTTGCAACATGAATGGAGCGCCTTCGCTCACCCTCATCAACTGCCACCAAAAGGGCAGTGGCATACCTGGTTGATCATGGGCGGACGCGGTTGTGGCAAGACCCGAGCAGGGGCCGAGTGGGTTCGTGCTCTTGCGACCGGCAAACCTTGGGCTGGGCAGCCGGAGTTGCCGGCGGGGGCCGGACAGATCGCCCTTGTGGGACAAACCTATCATGATGTGCGGGAGGTGATGGTGGAGGGGGTTTCCGGTGTAATGAACATTCATCCCCGGCATGAGCGGCCTGCGTGGAGTTCATCGCGGCGGCGGTTGGAATGGCCAAATGGAGTGGTGGCGCGGTGTTTCTCCTCCGAAGATCCCGAGGCGTTGAGGGGACCCCAGTTCGCTGTGGCCTGGTGTGATGAGTTGGCCAAGTGGCGATATGCTCAGGAGACCTATGACATGCTGCAGTTCGGGTTGCGTCTGGGGGAATGCCCTCGGCAACTGGTCACCACCACACCCCGCGTTGTTCCCGTGCTCAAACGGATACTGGCGGAGGAAACAACCATGACAACTCGAGCCAGCACCATGACCAATGCGGGGTTTCTTGCTCCGGGATTTCTGGAGGGAATGATGCGTCGCTACGGGGGCACGCGATTGGGGCGTCAGGAGCTTGATGGCGAGTTGATCGCTGATCGGGAAGATGGATTATTTCTCAGGAAATGGTTTGAGCTGGGACGGATACCGGAGGTCTCCAATCTACTGCGCATTGTCATTGCGATTGACCCGCCCGCCACCGCAACCGATCGGTCCGATGCCTGCGGGATCGTGGCTGCAGGGCTTGATGAGGCCGGTACAGGGTACATACTTCGAGACCGAAGCAAGCGTGGTTTGAGGCCTCGCGAGTGGGCACAGCGTGCCATTGATCTCTATCATGAGTTGCAGGCGGATTGCGTTGTTGCGGAGGCTAATCAGGGCGGGGAGATGGTGCGCGAAGTCATGGCGCGCGCAGATCCGGCTGTGCCTGTCAAGTTGGTTCATGCCACTCGGTCCAAGCGGCGCCGGGCCGAACCCGTCGCGCTTTTGTATGAACAGGGCCGGGTTTACCACGTGGGCCAGTATCCGGAACTTGAAGACGAAATGGCGGACTTTGCGCCCACGGGCTTGTCGTCTGGCCGCTCGCCCGACCGGCTTGATGCGCTGGTCTGGGCACTGAGTGAGTTGATGCTGAACCAGTCAACCCGCCCGAGATTGCGTGCGCTCTGACATCCGAAGCCAGGGATGGGATGGAGGCAAGAAAAGCCTCTAAGGGATTCAGAGGATTCAGGAAATGAGGCCTGACTGAATCAATGTTTCAAACAAATGAATCGGCACTTTAACTACTTAAAGCAACGCTTTAAGTGTAGTTGAAAAGCGAGTATATTCATGCCTTTAAAGAGATTTCTTGAACGTTTTTCCGCACATCAGAGAGAAACCAAGGCCTCTCGCACCTCGCGGTTTGTCGCCATGCAGACTCAGGGACGCGCCGTTTGGACCCCTCGAGATTATGCAGCATTGGTTAAGGAAGGCTACATGAAAAACGCCGTTGCCTTCCGGGCGGTGCGGATGATCTGTGAAGCCGCCAGTGGCTTGAGGCTTGTGGTGAAGGAAGACGGGAGCGAGGTTGACGAACACCCGCTTCTGGCGTTGTTGGAGCGGCCGGCGCCGGGCGAAAATACCGCCAGTTTTTTGGAGGCCATTTTCGGCTATCTGATTTTGTCGGGCAATGCGTATGTAGAGGCTGTTGCACTTGAGGACGATGTGCGTGAACTGCATGTGTTGCGCCCTGACCGGGTGAAAGTGGTGCCCGGTGCCAAGGGTTGGGTGGAAGCCTACGACTACACGGTGGGCGGCAGGACCATGCGTATTCCGGCACAGGGAAACGGTCAGGTTGTACCTTTATTACATATGAAACAATTCCATCCATTGCATGACTACTACGGCTTTGCCGCGCTGGAGGCGGCGCAAGGACCGCTCGACATTCACAATGCAGCAGGTCAATGGAGCAAGGCCCTTTTGGACAATGCGGCGTGTCCGTCCGGTGCGTTGGTCTATGGGGGTGGTGACGCTGTTCATTTGAGTGACGAACAGTTTCAGCGGCTGAAAGAGGAGCTGGCGGACAGCTACCAGGGGGCGCGCAACGCCGGACGACCCTTGTTGCTGGAAGGTGGATTGGATTGGAAGCCGATGGCTTTATCCCCCCGCGACATGGATTTCATTGCTGCAAAAAATCAGGCGGCCCGAGAGGTCGCTCTGGCACTGGGTGTGCCACCGTTGCTCCTTGGTCTGCCAGGAGACAATACCTATGCCAATTATCAGGAAGCCAATCGGGCCTTCTGGCGCCAGACCGTTTTGCCGTTGGCGCGCCGAGTGCATACGGCGCTGGCTCAATGGTTATCCCCCTCATGGGAGCGTCCGGTTACATTGGAGGCAGATCTGGATGCGGTGGAAGCTCTCAGCGCCGAGCGGTCGGCATTGTGGCAACGCGTGACACAGGCCGATTTTTTGTCGTCCGATGAAAAGCGAGAGGCGGTTGGGTATGGGCCGCGGGAGGAGGTGTGATGGATATTGTAAAGGTGCTGGCGGAGCGAGGAGATCTGGCTCACCTGACGTTGTTTCTGTGGGCCAGCAGTTCCACCAGTTTGCTGGTCTGGGCGTTGCGTGAGCTGGCCAATGGAGCGCGTCGGCTCGATGATTTTCTCTCCGAAGTAACTCGGTTGAACGCCATCCTGAGCGATGAGGAATGGCCTTGAGCCGATAAATGTTACATGGGAAATAATTGAGATTAAGTTTGATAATTAGTAGCAATGCGCTGGGATTGTGAGGTGGGAATGCGAGCCATGTTTCCAAGTGGTGTCTTTTGGCAGGGCCATAAATGCGGTGAGATTTTTGAGGCGTTCAAGACGGTGCGATCCAGGGCGTCTGATTTGCGCCGGGCCATGATGCAGCAGCGCAGAGGTAGGGCTGAGCCGGAGCAACCTTCGATGCAGCGGCGAGAGGGTGGGTGTGATGGATCGAGCTCCTGCGCCGACACGCAATCCGAGTTGCCGGCGACGCTCCAGTCCTGTCGGCAAACGGGGCTGCCTCGTTTGGCACCAAACGTAGCGCCGTGTTCAGTTCACAATCTGGCGCGCATCGTGCGGGCCGCTCGCTCCGTGCATTGACGGCAAGAGTCATGCCGGTGTTGTGAGGAGGAGGGCCTATGCAGATTAGGGGATACGCCAGCCGGTTCCATGAGGTGGATGATGGCGGCGACTGTGTTCATCGCGGTGCGTTCCTGCGCTCGCTTGTGCGGCGTCCGACGCAGGACATCAAGATGCTTTGGCAGCATGATCCGTCACGTCCGATTGGGCGATGGACTTCCATCCGTGAGGACAGTCAGGGCTTGTTCGTGCAAGGCGAGATTCTGGATGCGGTGGCGCAAGGCCGGGAAGCAGCACACCTGATTGCCGCCGGTGTGCTGAACGGATTGTCGATCGGCTTCAAGGCGCGCAAGGCCCGCCGTGATCCGCACACCGGATGTCGCGATGTGCTGGCGGTTGATCTCTGGGAGGTTTCACTGGTGACCTTCCCGCTCTTACGGTCCGCCCGGCTTGATAGCTCAGACTGATACGGGCGACTGAACCAGCTCAACGAACCGATACGTGAACCTTGATCCGCTGCTTTTGGTTGTAGCGGAGCAGGAGAACTGCGTCTTAAATTAGAGGAAAAAAATCCTATGAATCAGAAGAGACTGACACAGCTGGAAACCAAGGATCTGGCCCACCCCAAGGGGGCTGTTGTGAAGGCAGATGCGGCGCCAGGGCAAAGTGTGACCACGGCCAGTGAGGCGTTGGACCAACTGCTCGGCGCGTTTGAGGACTATCGTCATGCCAATGATGAGCGCTTGGACGAGCTGGAGAAAAAATCGCAGGTCGACACATTGGTGGAAGACAAGCTGCGGCGCATGGACGAGGCGCTGGACAAGCAAATGGAGCGCGTCAACGAACTGGCTTTGAAAAGCCGGCGACCGGAAAAACCGGGGTTGGAGACAGTGGGTAGTGGGCGCTCGACCCAACGTGCACAAGCCGGTGGTTTTGCGGCGACGGAACACAAGGCCGCGTTTGAACGGTATGTGCGCCAGGGTCAGGAGCAGGACCTGCGCCAGTTGGAGGTGAAGGCGCTGTCGGTGGGGTCAGATGCGGATGGCGGGTATCTGGTACCCGAGCAGACGGAAGCGGAAATCCTTCTGCGTCTGGCGAATGTGTCGCCCATTCGGGCGATCGCAGGCAATCGGCAAATAACCGGGAACACGTTCAAGAAACCGTTCTCCAAATCCGGCCTTGCCAGCGGTTGGGTGGGGGAGACCGCAGCTCGGCCCGAGACGGCCTCACCGGATCTGGCGGAACTGGCGTTTCCAACCATGGAGCTTTACGCCATGCCCGCAGCCACCCAAACCCTGCTCGACGATTCCGCCATCAACGTGGATGAGTGGATCGCGCAAGAGGTACAAGCCGCCTTCGCGGAGAAGGAAGGGGCCGCGTTCATTTCCGGAAACGGCACCAACGCACCGCGGGGCTTTCTTGATTATACTCAGGTGGATGAGACCGGCTGGAGTTGGGGCAACATTGGTACCTTGAGTACCGGTGCCGATGGCGCCTTTGCGGCCAGCAATCCCGGTGACGTGCTGATTGATCTGGTCTATGCCCTGAAGGCCGGTTTTCGGCAGAACGCCCGTTTTGTGTTCAATCGGTCAACTCAGGCCGCCCTTCGCAAACTCAAGGACGGACAGGGCAACTATCTGTGGCAGCCACCAACCAGCCCCGGCTCATCGGCCAGTCTGATGAGCTTTCCGGTGACCGAGGCCGAGGACATGCCGGATATCGGCAGCGCCACGACGCCCATTGCCTTCGGTGATTTTCAGCGCGGCTATCTGGTGGTGGATCGTCTGGGCGTGCGCATCCTGCGTGATCCGTATTCCAACAAGCCGTATGTGCTGTTTTACACCACCAAACGCGTGGGCGGCGGCGTGCAGGACTTTGATGCCATTAAGCTTCTGAAGTTTGCCGCATAGGGCGCCAGCACCTGCCTGAAACCTGACCTCAATCTAAAAAACGGAGAGCCCGCCATGACTGCGGTTGTTACGGTGGCACCGGCGCGAGAGCCGGTGACGCTGGCCGACGCCCATGCGCATTTGCGCCTGTCACACACCCACGAGGATGCCTTGCTGGAACGCCTTATCACTGCAGCGCGCACGGAAGTGGAGCGGTTGACCGGGCGGGCTCTCATTACTCAGAGCTGGCGTCAGTACATCGACGAGATGCCAGCAGAACGGATTATTCGTTTGCCGGTTGCGCCCATTCGGCAGGTGGACGCGCTCACACTCTTTGCAAGTGACGGCACGGCGCATGTCCTGCCGCCGGAGCGCTATGTTACGGATCTGGCCAGCAACCCGGCCCGGCTCCGGGTGCGGGCGGGTCTGGAGCCACCGCGCCGGGAACTCAACGGCATTGAGGTCGATATGACAGCGGGCTACGGCGATCAGCCGGCAGATGTTCCTGCCGGTCTGCGGACCGCCATCTTGATGCTGATGGGCTTTTGGTATGAGCGTCGCAGCCTGGTGGAGGACGGGGCAATCAGTGGGTTTCTGCCTCATGGTTTTGCCGGCGCGCTGTCGCCTTACAAGGTGCTGAAGATATGATGGGGGCCGGGAAATTTGATACGCCGATGACCCTGTCTGCCCCCTCGGTCTCTCTGGCACCAACCGGAGATGACGAGACCGTGTATCTGCCACAGGCAGTGGTCTGGGCGCAGGTGCGCCCGCGCCGCGTCGCTGCAACACCGCAGGCGGGGCGGCTACAGGAGACAACAGGATACACGGTGCGGCTGCGCTACCGCGCTGATGTTCTGCCCGGTTGGCTTTTGGAGGCAGGCCCGCTGCGGCTGCGCGTCGAAACGGTGGTCGACCCGGACCAGCGAACCCGCGTGCTGGATCTGACATGCCGCCAACTGGAAGAAGCCTCATGAGCCAAAGCATATTCCGCGATGCCGTCATCACCGCCTTGCGGACGGACACCGCTCTTCTCGCCCTAATGGACAATGACGAAGGGCGAATTGTTGATGGTGCGCCGGCCTTCATTCACCTGCCGTATCTGAGCCTGTCTCAAGTTCAGAGCCAGAGCCTCACCGGCAACCCGGCGGATGGCGACCGCGTGCGGTTCACGATTGAGGCCTATTCTCGCGCTCTCACCCGTTCGGATGTGGCAGCGCTTGGCGCGCGCGTGACTGATGTCCTGACTGCGGGGGCGCTCACCACAGGCTCTGGTGGCCAGGTGCTTGTGCTGGCCGTGACGCAAGAAATATCCCTGCAGCGCGACCGGCGTACGTGGCGGGCCCGGCTTGCCGGACGTGCGGTGGTGGAATGAAGCGCACTGCCAGTGGGCTGCGCAGATCAGACAACATCAAATCAAGGAGAAAGGCATGGCTGCTCAGGCAGGCAAGGACATGCTGTTGAAGCTGGACCTGAACGGTTCCGGCAGTTTTGAAAGTGTGGCAGGACTGCGCTCGCGTCGTTTTGCGTTGAACGCCGTTGCCGCAGATATCACCAATGCGGACAGCGCTGGTCGCTGGCGGGAGCTGTTGGCGCAAACCGGCACCCGGTCCGCCAGCATATCGGGGCAGGGCGTGTTTCGGGACCAGAATGCCGATGCTCAAATCCGCACCCTGTTTTTTTCCGGCGCGTTGGCCACCTGGCAGGTGGTCCTGCCCGGTTTCGGGGTATTGGAAGGCCCGTTTCATCTGGCGGGACTGGAATATGCCGGCGAGTTCAACGGCGAGGTCACCTATGAGTTGGCGCTGGAGTCGGCGGGTGAGCTGACCTTCTCCGAGACACCCTGAGGAGGCAAGGAAATGACCAATCGATATCGCGGCGAAGTGGAGATCACTCTGGATGGACGGTGCTGGTCCATGGTGCTGACACTGGGAGCATTGGCGGAGCTGGAGGGTGCCTATGCCGCCGATAATCTGGATGACCTGTTGGCACGGTTCACCACAGGCCGGCTCAGTGCGCACGACATTCAGCGTCTCCTTCTGGCGGGCCTGAAGGGGGCCGGACATGATGTTGATGCAGACCAATTGGCCCGCATGCATTGTCCGCAGGGCGTGGTCGGCATGGCACAAGCGGTCAAGCATCTGCTGGAGGCAACCTTTGCCCCGCAGGAGGCGGGGACAGCTTCTGTTGCAACGAGCCCCTCAAAAGCTAAAGGGCATTCCGATACGACGCACCACCCCGCCATGGCGCGGCACCCGTGACACGCCCGTTTCCGTGGCAGGAGGCCATGCGGCTGGCCTTTTCCCATCTCGGGTGGTGTCCGCGCACCTTCTGGCAAGCCACGCCCCGTGAGTTGGCAGCCGGTTTGGCCCCGCCGCAAAACGCGTCCCCATTTTTGCAACAGGACTTGGTGCAACTGATGGGTCGCTATCCCGACAAGAAAGGAGACCACTGATGGACGAAGAACCAGCAACGGACTGGGGCGTGGATCAGGCCGAGGAACTGGCCGCCACATTTCGCGACCTCAAGGGGCTGGCCGGGGAGTTCTCACGGGAGTTGACCTCCGGGCTCTCGGCCGCAGTCCTGTCGGGCAAGAGCCTGCGTTCGGTCATGTCCGAGATGGCCTTGTCATTGTCCCGCAGCAGTTTGAACGCAGCGCTTCAACCGTTGGAGGCTGCGTTGACCAACGGTCTGACCAATCTGGTGAGCGGCAGCGTCAGCGGATCGCTGTCAGGCGTCATGCCATTTGCAAAAGGAGGCATTGTTGCCGCACCGACCTACTTTCCCATGGGGCACAACGGTGCCGCGCTTGGGGTGATGGGCGAAGCGGGGCCGGAGGCGGTTTTGCCTTTGAAACGAGGCGTTGGCGGTCGGCTGGGCGTGGATGCCTCTGGAGCGGCAGGGGCCCCCATTACGGTGAATGTAACGACACCGGACGTGCAGGGGTTTCAGCAATCACAAGGGCAGGTGGCGACAGCAGTTGCCCGCGCTGTCGGACGGGGACAGCGCGGGCTATAACGTCGGCATTGAAGAGGAGGGACTCAAGGACCGACGCATCTCGGCGGCCGTTGTCGCAACGGCGCAATGTCGTGGCTGCGATGGGGCGGGCCAGTGACCTCGAAATGCTGATGTCACTTCAATTATACGACCCAACCGCCCTTTCGAGCCTGCAAGCACATTCACCAAGTTTCGACTTTCTTTCCTTGAGACAGGTCAAACCATAGGCCATATGCCCATGACATTTTTGGAAAAATGTTTTCCGAGCTGGATTTCCTTTGGTGCCAGCGGCGGCCCGCAACGGCGCACCCGCATTCTCACTTTCGCCAACGGACATGAAATTCGCGCAACCAATTGGGTCGGATCTCGACGGCGATATGACGCGGGGACCGGGATCCGGTCTCTGGCCGACTTGCATCATGTGCTGGCCTTTTTTGAAGAAACGCGCGGGCGTTTGATCGGCTTTCGCTTCAAGGATCCGTTTGATCATTCAACGGCTGCGTGGGGGCAGGCGATCACGGCGGAGGATGAACTGATCGCGACCGGAAACGGTACTGCAACCACCTTTCAACTGACCAAGGCCTATGGCGATCCGGGATCCCCCTACAACCGGATCATCCGGAAACCCGTTTCGGGCACACTGCGCCTTGCTGTTGATGGTGTGCACGTCGCACTCGGCCCCCAGGCCAGCCTCGACACCCAAACCGGCCTTGTCACCATTCATGGTGATCCGCCAGCAGCAGGGACACGGATCACTGCCGGTTTTGAGTTTCACACCCCGGTTCGGTTCGACACCGATCATCTGGAAGCCAGCCTGACCCATTTCAGTGCCGGACAAGTGCCAAGTGTGCCGCTGGTGGAAATAAACCTTTAATCCGAAAGGACAGGGCATGAGACAGATACCCCAAGCCTTGCTGGACCATCTGGCAGGGGATGAATGGACTGTGGCAACCTGCTGGAAATTCGAACGCGCGGATGGGCGCACACTAGGCTTTACCAGCCATGACTGTGTTCTGCACTTCGATGGCCAGAACTATGAGCCCGGCCTTGGGCTGCATGAAAGCCTGACCGAAGTGTCGGAGGGGTTTGCAGTTGGGTCTCAGGAAGTGACGGGGGCTATTTCTTCGCACACGTTGGATGAAACCGACCTGCGAGCGGGCCTTTGGGATGGCGCGCGCATCACCGTGTATTTTGTGAACTGGCAAGCGCCTGAAAGCCAACAAACCGTGTTGATGCGGGCGGTATTGGGGGAAGTGCGGCGCGATGGTTTGGCGTTCAAGGCCGAGCTGCGCACACTGCTGGACCTGTTTGCTGATGAGAAGGGGCGGGTCTATGCCCGGCAATGCAGCGCTGAGTTGGGCGACACGGCGTGCCGGGTGGATCTGGATCAACCGGCTTTTTCAGCAACTGCCACACTGGTGGACATGCCGGAACCACAAAAGCTGGAGGTGTCTGGGTTGGCCGCCTACGATGCAGGATGGTTCAGCGGTGGTGTTGTGCGCTTCGATGATGGCAGCCCGCTGGGGCAGCGCTTCACCGTGGTACGCGATGAAAAGCATGGCAGCGCTACCCACCTCACAGTGACGCGGCCGGTGGCAGGACTCATGAGTGTGGGCGCGGTGATGACCGTAGCGGCGGGGTGCGACAAGAGCTTTGAAACCTGCCAGCGCAAGTTCTCCAATGCGGCCAATTTCCAGGGATTCCCGCATATGCCGGGTAACGATTTCGTATTGTGGGGGCCGCGCCGGAATACCGGTGAGAACACCGGCGGGGCATTGTCATGA